GCGATTGAATCGGCGACCAGCGCCGGGTTTGCCAGCATAATGGCGTACACCAGGTCGGGCCGCAGTCGCCGGGCCGCCTCGCCCATCTCCACGGGCATGGCCATGATCGCGCCCAGGCGGTCGTCGATAATGTCCTGCTCGTCGACCACGAACTGCTTGGCGTAGCGCGCGATGCGATACTGCTCTTTGCTATCGCTGGCCGTGGCATGTTTTGCCGTGTCACCGCGCGGCAGTTTCTGCAATCGCGACTGGGCCTCCAGCGTGATATCGTCCTGGAGCAAGAAATTCGGGACATCCTCCTCATCTGTCCACCCGACCGTTGAATCGCCCACCGTCCGCCAGCCCTCGAGAAGCTTGGCGTAGGCCGACGTGGTGAAGATCGAGGTCAACGTCCCGCCGGAGACAGCCGTGCGGATCGCTTGGTCGGGATCGAGGATGGCGCGGCCCCTGTCCAGGTAGACGGCCTGCCGGCAGATGTCCACGGCCGAGAGCCGCGTAAACTGTTCGCCCAGGTCGGCGTCCTGCTCGGTCAGCCGGTCGGCCGCCCTGGGCGCCCGCTGATTGCCGTTGTGCATCGAGTGTTGCGTGGGGTCCAATCCCATGCCAGCCAGCATCCCGGCGGCCAGGCTGCGGAGGGTGGTCGAGCCCTCGTGGCTGCGGCTGTGGATCGCCGGCCCGCCGTCGGCGTCGCCGTTGGGCCCGCGGTTCTCGCGGACGGCCGCCAAGAACTCGCGCGAGCATCGGGCCAGGTCCCAGCCCTCATCGACCGCCTGGGTGCGGATCGCCTCGGGCACGTCGTCGCCGGCCAGCTCCCGGACCTGCCGGGCCCGGTCCCGCTCGTCGGCCACGGCCTGCCGTGCCACGGCGGCCGCGTCGGCCGGCGGATCTTCAGGAGGCGTTTGTTGCCGCTGCTGGCCCTCTGCGGGCAACGGCGGCGGTCCGGCCGGTGGATCGGCGGGCGGATCGGCCGGTGCCCGCTGGCCGCTTTCGGCCTTCCGCTTTTTGGCTTCGGCCTTGATCTCGTCGGCACGCAGCTTTTTCTTACCGGTCAGCTCCTTGTCGAACCGTTCGGCCTCCTCGTCGGAGGCGTCGGTCCTGAGACCGATCGACTCCAGGTACTCTCTCAGTTTGGGGTCCATGGTTGGTCCTCTCGTGTGGTGATGGAATTGCTCTCTCAGTTTGGCGGCCTCGTCGGCGCCGATCGGCACCAGGCTGACCTCCCTGGGTGTCCAGCGGGTGGCGACCTTCAACATGCGTTTGCCGGCAGTGAATTTGCGGCCGGCGACCGTGGCGGTCTGGCCGGGTTCGATGCTCACCGATTCGTCCACCCGGTAGCCCACCGAAGTGTCGGTGAGGTGGCCCTGGCGGGCCTTGTTCCAGGCCTTCTCCGCCTCCTGGTCGTCGCGGGCGAAAAACAGCCGCGCCACGATGTTCCCGTTCTCCCGCCGCAGGTTGCGGCCCGAGCCCAGCAGCGCATCGAGCGACCAGCGATAGTGGACTTCCAGCATCGGCAACTGCCGCGGAAGCTCCGCGCCGCCGGCCAGCAGGATCTCGTCGATCAGCTCGCCGCGGCGCCAGTCCCAGACCTCCACCGGTCGGTCGGTGGCGATCACCGCCTCGACCGAACGTGCTTCGTCGTCGATCGTCTCGGCACGGAACTGGATCGCACGGGTCGACAGCGCCACTTGCGGGGGAGGGTTGCGGACCTGGAGATCCCCGCCGTCGCTAGGCACGCGGACGTCCGCGCCGCCCAGCTCCACGCCCAGCCGGCCCTTTTCTTCCTGGCTCAGCTTGGCGTAGAAATCCTGCGCGTCGCGTTCGCCGGCGTCGGCGGGAAGTCCCCGCTTTTCAAGCGCCTTGCGTAACCGGTTGTCCATCGGTCTCTCCGGTCTCTTGTGCGGTTTCCTTGGCCAGCATGGCCAACAGCGCCGACGGGTTCTTGATCCATTCGCCCGGGATCGGCAGCTCGGCGTCCTGGAAGATTTTGAGTTCGCGCTTCAGCTTGGCCACGTGCGTCTCGAGGTTCTTGCCGCGGGCGGCCAGGGCGTCGGAAAAACTGACTGTGAGATTTTGCAGCCCGATCGCCTCGCCGGTGGCTTCCTTCGACGGGTCCACGTGTTTCCGGACGGGCCAGGTCCACTCGTTGTTGACCTTTGCCGGGCGACGGCGGAGCGCGGGGACGGCGAACCGGGCTTCGGCCAGCACCACGTTGACCAGGCGGTTCAGCGTGCCGTAGCTGCGTTCGGTTCCCGAGAGCCAGGATTGGGTGCCCATGGTCCCGCGGTCGTAACACTGGCCGTCAAAACGCGCACTTGCGTATGAGTGGTTTGAGGCGTCCAGCCGGATCATCATCAGCGGCATGCTCACCGGCCGGCCGATCTCGCGCTGGCGTTCCCCGCGGTAACTCTCATAGGTCACCGGCGGCTGGGTCGGGGGGCTGAATTGCGCCTCCCAGCCCGGCGGATTCATGATGATTTGCCGGCGTTGCACGGTGGTTGATTCCGGCGCGTTCCAGAACGGCGCGTCGGGATGCGTCGATTTTAAGAGAATTGCGTGGTCTGCCTGCTGCCGAGCGGCATCCAGGACTTGATCGTCGTAGTCGCGCAAATCGGCGGCCGGCGAGAGCCCGGGCGTAAGCCAGGGGAACCCGCGGCATTGATCTTCCTCGTCGACCAGGAACTCGTGCACGATCAGGTCGGCCGGCCACGGCTGGCTGGATAGCGACATTACGGCCTGGCCGTTCATCGCCGCGTCGGCGATGTAGTAGGTGGCCGGCCGGCCCAGCGCGTCAAAGCGGATGCCCATCACGGTGTTCGGATCGCCGGTCAGATCGGCCGGAGTGGCCAGCCGTCGCGGATGGACCGGGTGCAGCCGCATGGCCACCGGGCCGTCGGCGTCCGGGTCGGTGGAGATCCGGGCCAGAAACTCCCCGCAACGCCAGAGGTTGAAAATCCAGGACTTCAGTAGCGCCGCGCCGCTTAGGTTGGGCCGCATCGTCGGAGCGGAGAACCAGTCCCGCCAGACCTGCTCGGCGGCCTCGTTGTACTTGTCGTCGTCGCTCTGGATCTGGAGCGTGGGTCCGTCGGGGCCCACCACGTCGTCGGCGTGGGTGCGGATCACCCCGGCCACCATCCCGTTCTGGCGGGACTCATAGATGCTTCTGGCGCGCAGCGTGGACAGGTGCTCGGTGAGCCACTGATTGATCGCGTTGTCCCGGGCCCAGGTCCAGTGGGCCTCGTTCAGCCGGGTCGTCTCGGCCGTCTCCCAGTGCCGGGACGCCATCCAGGCCGGGTGCGACCGGTAGCGCGGGGCCTCGCTCTGCTCAACCTGGCAGGGCCGGCCGTCGGCACCCAGAACGGGACTGTTCCTGATCTGCGTCACTATCCCTAATCCCTGACCCCTAATCCCTGGTCCCTAACTGCTCGCCCGCGCGTAGACGACTTTGGTCTGCTGAAACGGTCCGCTGGTGGCGTGCTGGGTCTCGGCCTTGAGCTGGCGGACCTGCTTGATCAGGTCGTTCAGCTCGGACTCCCGATAGCGGCTGGAGTTGCCCTGTCCGGTGCCGCTGGTGATATCCGGCATGGTGGCCAGCAGGCCCTGCATACCCATCAGCTTGGCGATCGCCGTGTCGTAGTCCGCCCCGTCCAGGGCGGTCTGATACGCGGCGTACAGCGCGTCCAGCGCGGATTTGCTCATAACCCCATCGAGCCTATCCGAACGGCTGGCCCAATTGCGCGCCGGAGTTTACTGATTCAGTAAACCCGCCATCGGGGGGGAAAGAGAGAGGGGAGAAGGGAGAAAAGAGAAGATCTCGCGCAGAGGCGCAGAGGCGCAGAGACGAGAGATCATGGAGTGTCGTAGCCGGGCGGTGGCGGCGGAGGGGGATAGGGACCATCGGGGGGGCGCGGATATCCCACAAACATATTGGCTTTGGCCATCTTCTCGGCGGCGTCCTCCTTTGACGGATCAACGCCGGACTGATAATCGCGCGGATCCCACTCGACCGCCGGGGCCGTTTCGACATCCTCGATAATCTCCATGATCACGGATGTCGGTACGTTGGCACTGAGTAGCTCCTTGACCTTTTCGATCAG